ATTCCATCTTCTGCTAAATAGTCATCTTTATGTAATACTTGTCCTGCTGCGAGCGGAAATGTTATTGTTTGTTCTTCGTGTTCGACAATATCTGTTTGTTTATTCCCTTCTTCTAGTTGTGCCGTTAATTCCAAATTGTTTACACTAATTCCATTTGCTATTAATATACTACATTTTAAATATCCATCTTTTGGTAAATTGAATTTATTATATGTTTCTGTATTTCCATAAATATTTATAGTTTTAAATTTGATTGTACTTTTGTCCTCACTAAATTCTAATCGAATAAATGACGATGCAGAAGGCAACGGATTTTTTATGCTTAAGACATAATTTCCTGCTTTTATTAGTTCACTATCGCTATAATCTTGTACAACTAAAACAGAATTATTTGTTGCTATTCCAGTAGCATACATTCTTCCGTTATTTTTAGTATATGTAACTCCATTTATTATTTTGGTTTCTATTATATTCTTTATTTTGTTTTTATTTTGTACTTTTATATCTACACAGCCACAATTATGATTTGACCATCCTGTTGCTTTATTTCCTTTTTCTGCTTTTATATTATTAGAAACAATATTATTTGCCCCAACTGCAACATAGATATATTTGCTATTTTGAGTAGTTGTAAAAGTAATTTTTTTGCCAACGTTTCCAGCAATTGCATCTGCATATGCCCCATTCGTTGCTTTTGCTGATAAATTTTGTGTTGGATTTTCGTCAAAACAAAATGCTCTAAATCTCTCACTTTCTGTATCGCCTCTTGAGATAGTATAAGTTTTATTTGCCTCGCAAGGAAATAGATAACCAGTGTCTGCTGTATTTGCTTGTAAAACTGTTGAAGTTACATTTCCGCCATAAGTTTTAAAATGCAATTTCTCTTCTTCATTAATTAAATTTATATTATCTCCACAATTTCGAATTTTTGGTGGATACAACGGACTTGGCATTACTCCATGTTGTTCATATTCTTTTTCTTGTGTCCCTTTATATAACATCGGATAAAATGTTACATTCTCTAATGTAACACCATTTTTTACGGTTATATAAGCTCTAATAGCTGTATCTTCTGAAAAATTGATTGAAGTATTTCCATCTACATTTTTTATATATGTAGTTCCGTTATATATTTCAATCATATAAGTATTATTAGAACCGTCGCTACAACCACTTAATATATAATCTCCTGCTTCTAAACTTAACGGAAATATACTTCCACTTCCCATTAAGTTTAGAGTTGAATTTGCAGTAGCTGTTCCGTTTGCAGTTATGCTTTTATCATCGTTTATTGTATACGTTATACCATTTATTGTTCTTGATGTTAATGTATCATAATTTAATAAGTTATATCCTTCTCTTGTCTCTTGTACACTATTTCCACTAATTCTAGTATCTTTAAATTTGTATCTTGCACTATCATTTAATGTGATGTCTTCACCAGTTTTTTCGCCGTGTTGGAACTAGATTTGATAGTTCTTCTATTTCTTCTTTGTGTTTTTGTTCTAGTTGTTGTAGTTTGTCTGTGTTAGATTGTATCTTGTTATTTTGTGTTATTTGTTCGTTTTCTATTTTAGCAATTTTTATATTCTGATTAGATATATTTTGTTTTATTTCTGTATCATCATATTTATTATTTTCTATTGCTTCGTCTATACTTTCTGCTATTTGTCTTTCATCCTCTAAAACGTCTGCAATCGATTCGTAATTATTATTATAGTATATTCCTTTTGCTGTTTTTGCCATTTTATGCTCCTTTCAAGTCTTTATATTTAAAAGACTTAATATCTTTATATTTTCTTTCTTTTAACTCATTATAAGTCGCATATCTTATAGCTTTTATTTTTAATTTAAGAATAGAGCCTGTTTCCACTCTTGACGGCTCTATTATTTTTTCTAATATCTTATTCATATTTTACCTCTAAATTTTCATTAGATATATTTCGTATTTAATTTGTATACTTTGCGCTTGTCCATTTCCTTTTGAAACTAAAGTCATTGTAATTATTCCATTTCTCATATTCGCAACATACTCACATATTCCTGAACTATAATTAGTACTTGAACTTGACAAACTGCCAAAACTTTTCATATTTGCCATTTCTGCTTCTGATGAAGCAGTCGCAACATTTAAAACTATTGTGTTATCTTTAGAAAATCCATTTGGATATTCCACTTCCATATCTCCTTCATAATTTCCTTTTCCGTCTTTTTTAAGAAGAGCTGTTCCTTCTATTTTTGCAAAATTACTTTTCAAAACGTATGCACTTGCATCTTTTACATTTTGAAATTCTTGTTCTAATTCTGTTAATATTTCTCTATACTCCTCTTGTATCTTAGAGTAGATGCTATCAAAATCTAAAAATGTTCTTCTATCTTGAAAATCACTTATCCCATTTACATTTGTTTTAAATCTTGCGAGTTCGTATTGATATATTCCCGAATTATTTTTTACTATATCATTATAAGTCAAATACGGATAATTGTTTATCCCTTTCACTATCTTATAGCTTGCTTGTACAAATTCAGTTTCTGTATTTTCTTTATCTAAGTCAATTTCTATAACAAGACTGCAATAAGCATTGTCTGTTCCAGCTGTAATCGTAGTATCTGTATCTTCTTCTAAAAACCTTCCTTGAATACATACTGCTCCACCGTTTATCGTTACAGTATTTTTTGTGTTTGTCATTGACATTCCATTCTTGTAATTACCACATATTCCATTTTTCCCATTTAAAAATGTATTGATAAATAAGGCAAATATTTGATTACCAAATATCTGCTTTTTAAAAACATGACCTTTTAACATTTTATTTATTCCTCTCTTTCAATAATTTATCTATAAACTTGATCCTTATATTTCCACAAATATATTCTACAAATTTACTTGAAGTTACTTTGATTGCAGATATATAAGTATCTAATATTATAGACTCTTTAGTTTTTATCGCGATTGGTGTTCCGACTTTCATATATTTATCTAATATTTTAAAAGTTATATTGTGATTGTATGAATTAGACTTTATTGTATCTAATGCTTTTTGTTCTGCATCTTCGTATTTTTCTGTATAAACTGTTTCAATTCTTCCATCTGCTCTATTTTGATTTGTTTTATCTGTTGTCGTTGTCCTATCATTCAATAAATATAGAATGTATGTATCAGTAGATGTTAAAACTACAACTTTACTTACAACATCCGTTTCAAATACTTCTACATAATTTGAAATTGCTTGAGCTTTTGTGTCTATTAACTCTTTTTTATATGATTTGTTCTCAATTTCAATTATTAGTTTCTTATTCTCAATAAAAACATTGTAATTTATATTGTAAAGTTGTGTACAGTTTGTTAACCACGTATGTAAATTATAAATTCCTTCTGTGACGTTGCTTACACTTGTTTGCAATTTTGTATGTGTCTTTGCCCTAACTTCTAAATACTTTTTGTTAATCAATGTATCATCATTATTTATGAAATTAGTGTCTATAACATTTTTATTAAAGTCTTCTATTCCGCTATCTTTTATAGTTTCTTCTTCTATTTTTTCAATAGTAAATTCTTGCTTAATACCATATTCTTGATACTCATAAATTTTTATGTTTGTTCCGTTTTCTGTTGAACCGCCATCAATAGATAAATATAAGTTATTTATTTTTGTGCTTATTCTATAATACGAATTAGACATGCGTTCAATCTTCCATTTTTGAGCATCTATATTTTTTAATTCATCTTGGCATATATTTGCATCATTTTCAAATTTACCATCTTGTACAGTTAAAACTTTATCAGATTTCAAACATTGAATTGTATAATATCCATCACTATTTTTTGTTATTTTCCATCTTTGTTCTTTTGAATTGTTTTTCTCATATAATTCAACGTTAGCTCCATTTTCTACACTTCCAGATTTCACATTTATTACTTTATTTGAATCTAATCTTGTTTTTATTCTATAAATTCCATTTTCTATATTTGTAGTTTCTATATTTTGATATAAAGCAACTTTTTGATTAAACATGTTCGTTATGTATTTGCAAGTATATTCATAAAGTTGCTTGCCATCTTCATTCGAGATATTGTCTACTATTCCCCAATAAACTACTTCATTGTTTTTCTTCACTGCTACTATGTCTTTTGCTTTTACCGATGTTTTCTTTAAAACTTTTATTATAGAATTTGCGTTTGTTTCCTCATCTATGTTTATTTCATAATCTGCTATTTCTACAATATCTTTTACAGAAAAATCTTTATAATCAAATATCCACATAAAAACTTTATTAGTTTCTATTTTTATTTGCTCTTTTTCAAGAATTTGTACTATTTGACTATCTTCATATTTTTGCCCAAATAAATCTATAAAGTTTATGCTAGCATTGTATATTCCGCCTTTTTGCGGTGTTGTTATATCTGCTTCATAATATCCACTTTGTTCATTATATTTTGCTACATAGTTTTGCCCATTAAAATTAATTGTCATTTCATTCATAACAACACCTCCTAGACTGCTTTATAATAAGCCAAAATCGTTACTTTAGCATTTAAAACTTCGTTTTGTGCAGTTAATCGAATTTCACAAGATTTGTTCTTTGGAAGTCTTATTACATTATCGTTTTCAAATTTAATAACATCTAAATTAAATAAACTTTCTAAAGTTCCATCTGTATTTTGTTTGTAAATATAGAAATCATTTTCTTTTGTCCCATATAGCAATTTTTCATATTCTTGAATTTCAATATTAAAAGCAACCGTTTGATACAGTTGCCCTTCTATATATAATTCAATTTTCGGTTTTATTAAATGTCCTGTCATTTCAAGTAAAATCGGTGCTTCTACATGTCCCTCGTTTATGTAATTTAAACTTCTTGTATCATAATCTACAAACTTACTATCCCATTCAAAGTCCCATCTGACTTCACTGTCTTGTTTTTCAATATTATAGATAGTTGTTGTTTCTTCATACCATAACGATAAGCAGTCAAATGTAACTGATGAAATTATTTTTTCCTCTTCTTCTATTACGTTTCCTTTTGAAATACTTTGAATTGCAACATCTTTGTAGTATTCTTTCTTTTGACCTTGTGCAAATGGTACTTTATATAAGAACTTTAAAGTTTCAGAACCTTCAATGAAATCTATAAATTTTTTAAAATTATCATAGTTCTTGAATTTTGCTTCTCCATTTATTTTCCCTTGTTCTAATTTTCTTAAAACAGTTATAAAAGTGTTTCCTAACTGTTCATAGCTTGCAGAATAACTATGACCTAATCCGTGTTATTGCTGTTAGTAAACAATAATTTTTTTCGTCCATTAATGAATATTCTTGACCTTTTTCATTTATTAAATAAAATTCTGCTACTCTCATATTTTCTCCTTTTTTAATACTCTGTTCCAAATCTTCTGTTTATGTAATTGAATATATTATCTAATTCTTCATTGTCTAATTTTTGACAGTATACATTCATTTGAAAACTATATTTAGAATTTTTAGAATTATATGTTTTTATTGCATTTTGTTTATCTAGGCTATTTTCTATATTAGTGATTTCATCCATGTTTAATTCATCTGACATTTTATTAGCCATACTTTTAACTGATTTTATTAGTCTCGGAGAAGCTTTGTCTAAAGTCTTCCCTAAGCCTTCAACCATATCTGGCATCCATTTTTCATATTCATGTAGTGGACCTACGTCTGGTCTTGAGAAGTGTAAATAAGATGCAATTTTCCCAGCTAGTCCTCCTATGATATTTGTAAACCAATCACTATTTCCTTTTGTTTTTATTCCGTTTCCTAGTCCTTCAACCATATCTTCTCCCCATTTATGGCTGTTGTTTGCTCTAACTTTTTGCTCTGCTCTAGCTGCTATTTCTCCCGCTTCTGTTTCTACACTTGTATCTTGATTTAATTTATTTGCAGAATCCTCTATTTCTTCTTGAGTAATATTTGATATAGTTAGTTTATTTTCAAACATTTTACTCATTATGTTAGCTTTATCTTTACTTGCATTTACTAATGATATATCAGTCGTTAAAACTCCTGTCGTTTTTTGTATCTCTATTTGTGTTTTTGCAGGTAGTTTAGATATTGCTTTGCTATACTCATCATAACTATTATTCGCTAATATTCTCCATGCAGCTATTTCATCTAACCCCAATTCTTCTATTGTACTTGTCTTTGCAACTAGTTGCTCTGCTATTAATGCTAATTCTTTTTCCCCTTGTTTTACATTATCTGCATATATAGAATTTTTAGCATCTTTATTATATTTAATTTCTAAGTCATATAATTTTTTAGCTTCACTGTTTGCTTGTATTTGATTCGCTATTCGTCTACTTAGTTCTTCATTAGCATTTGTCGTTATGCTTGATTGTGTTATTGAAACAGATTGTTCTATTTTTTTTAAGTTTTCTGCTCCGCCTTTTATCATTAATTCTGTATTTGTGTTATAGTCATTTATACTCTTGCTATATTCTTGCAATTGAGTATCCTGTTTTTTAAGTGTTTCTTGTAACGTTCCTATTTGTTCCCCATACTCTTTTAGTTTTTTTGTTCCTCCTATTAAACTGTCTTCCGAACCAATAAATCCTTTTTGTGCATCTTCTAGTAATCTTTTATATTTAGGCAACAGTTCATTTATTTCTTCCTGTACTTTTATATATTCTTCATATGCCTCTGTTTTATTTTGAATTGCTTCTTTATACTTTTCTTCATTAGCTTCTAATATGATTTGTGCTTTCTTTTTCAAAATCAAATCATCTATATTTTTTTGCATATCTTGATACGATTTTATAACATTGTTATTTAAACTGTATTCTGTCTCTAAAGCTTTATTTAATTCGTTTAATATTACTTGTGCTCTTGCTTCACAACCTTCTTTTACTTTTCCATTTTCTTCTACTAAATTCGATAATTCTTTTTTTAAATTTTGTACATTGTTTATCTCTGCAAGATTAGCATTTTGTTGTTGATTTATTGAATCTATTACATTTTGTCGTGCATCTATGGAATTGTTTATTTCACTAATTAATTCCTTAGTTGTTTTTAATTCTTCTTTTATTTTTGAGTCTACTATCGCCACACCTGTTGCATACGCAGCTAATACTCCTGTTACAATCCCAACTGGACTTGCTAATCCTTTCATTACTGTTGATAAATTATTTACTGTATTCGATGTAGATGTTGCACTTCCACTTGCAACTTTTAGCGCTTGCGTAAATATTCCTATGCCTTTTGTAACTCCTCCTACCGTAGAAGTTAATTTTCCCAAAATATTTAATAAGGGTCTTGCTGCTGTTACCATTAACCCAATTTTTACTATTATATCTACTTGTTCATCTGATAAGCTCTCAAATTTCTTAATCCATTTTCCAAATTTATCTATTACTTTTTCTAGAGATGGCATTAATTTGTTACCTAATGTTATTGCCATATCTTTTAATTTATTTACTGCTATTGTTACTTTGCTTTTTAGCGTATCATATCTTTTATTTGCTTCATTTGTTAGAGCAGTATTGTCTTCCCATGCTTCATTCCCTAATTTTATTGCTTTAGAAAATATATCGCTTGCATTTGCTGAACGTAACAATGCATCTCGCAGTCTTGTTTCTTTTATTTCCATATCATCTAAAACTTTAATAGCACTTTTGCCTCTTTGGTCGCTTTTAGAAAGTCCTTCAACAAATTTCATTATTGCACTTGTAGCATCTTCTTTGAACGCCTTTTTAAAATCTTTACTACTCATTCCTGCAACACTAGCAAAATCTTTTAAACTTTCTCCACCTTTTTCAACTGCTAGCTGCATATTTACCATTACTTTTGAAAAAGCTGTTCCACCTGCTTGTGCTTCTAATCCTACTGAACTTAAAGCTGTCGCTAATGCCATTATCTGTGATTGTGTCATTCCTACTTGTGTTCCTGCCGATGCCAGATTCATTCCCATTTGTGCAATTTCCGCTTCTGTTGTAGCAAAATTATTTCCTAACGCAACTATAACAGAGCCTAATTTATTAAAATCAGATTGCTTCATTTTCGTGACATTTGCAAATCTTGCTAGAGTTGTAGCTGCTTCTTCTGCTGATAAATTAGTAGCATTTCCCATATCTATCATAGTTTTAGTGAACTCTAATACATTTTCTGTTTGTATTCCTAATTGTCCTGCTGATTCCGCTACTGCTGATATTTCTTTTGTTGTGGATGGAATTTCTTTTGCCAGTTCTCTTATTCCTTGTTTTAATTCTGCTATCTGTTCTGCTGTACCATCTACAGTTTTTTCAACTCCTGTAAAGTCATCTTGAAAATCAATCGCACTTTTTGCACATGTTAATAATGCCGTTCCAGTTGCAAGAGAAAAAGCAGACACTTTTTTGCCTGCTTCTTCTACTTTTTTACCACTATTTTGTATTTTATTTCCAAATTCTTCTATTGTTTTTCCGCTATTTTTTAATTGACTCTCTATTTCTTTTATTTTTTTATTATATGTTTCTAATTTTATCTCTGCTGTTGTTAATTCATTTCTTTTCTTCTTAATAGCTGTGGTATTTTTATTTTCTGCATTCTCTAAGTCGCTAAGTTGCATTTTTAGAGTACTTATTTTATCTGTTTGAATTTCGTAAGCATTCTTTAAATATTCTTGTTCTGCTCTTAATTTTTCTGTGCTTTTAGTAGATTTATCCCATTGTGCTTGTGTTAATTTGAATTGATTATAATTCTTATTTAATTCAAGATTGACTTCTTGCAGAATTTTCTTAAAATCTACCGCTCCATCTTCTTTAAATACCAATCCTACACGTTTTAAATCATCTGCCATTTGTTTTCACCTCTTTTTGGCATAATAAAAACACCAGAAGTTAATCTGATGTTTATTTATTTGCTTTATATACTTTTTATTGTTTTAATATATTGAATTAAACAAACTTGTATATGCATCCATCGCATTATTATATTTATTAAATAAATCTTCATATTCTTTATACAAGATATACGATTCCTGACTTTCAATTGTAAATTCATCCAAATTAATAACTGTCTTTATTAATAATTGATTTGATTTTCCATTACTGTCAATAAGACTTAAAGTTATTAATTTACTAAATTCACTTAATTTTCCATTATTTTTTGCAGATTTTATTATGCTAATAATTTTTTCATGTTTTATAGAATCTTCCTCATTATTATAATTTAATAATTCTAGTATTAGAGTATTTCTTCCAGCAGAAGAGTATAGCGTTGCATCTTGATATATATCTTGAATTTCAATTGCTAAATTTCCTACTTCTCCTCTTAATATATTAAATCCCATACATATCACTGTTACAAATCCTATTATTAAAATAGTAATTAATATAATTACCCAAAACCACCATTTTTTAATTAAATCTTTCATACATTTACCTCCTAATAACATCTACTACAAGCTGTGTAGCCTTGATTTTTAGCTTCTGATAATGTTTTTGCTATCTTGCTATTTTTCAAATAAGAACATCCATTCTTGTGATACTTCTTTCCTGTTTTAGTGACATATACTGTTTCAGAGTTTGTATTTTGAACAGTTGTATTGTTAGTTGTTGTAGTCGAATTATTTGTTGTAGTCTTTGTAGTTGCTTGAGTTGATGTTGACTTGCTTTGTGTTGTATTTTGACTTTTAGTAGTTTGATTACTTTGATTTGTCGTTGTAGTGTCAGATGTTTTTTCTGATTCTTCAATTTGTGTACTTAAAGATTGTTTTTCTTCTTCCAATTTCTTGTTTTCATTTTCTAAACTTTGATTATTATCTTTTAATGTTTGATTTTCATTCTGTAATATTATAACTTGATTTTCAAGTTGCTTAATTCTTTCCGTCTGCTTAATTGAATTTTCTTTTAGACTTTCTTCATTAGAAGAACTTGAACTACCATATACACTAACGCTAATTAAAAGTAAAACTACTAATATCGAAATCGCTATATTCTTTCTGTCTTTAAAAAATAATTTAATTTTTTCCATATCTATCCCTCCTAAAAAAAGGATAACACAGATTAAATGTCATTTGCTGTCGAAATTTGGAATAGAATGTAATTTTTTATATCCTATGAGTTTGAATTTCTTCAGTTTCTTGATTATTATCAGGAGTATTTTCATCTATAAATTTTATAATTCTATTTACATCTTCTAACTTTACAAGTCGCACCGCTTGTTTATATGTTAAATGTGCATCATAATTTGACGCTATTATTGCATATAACAATTGATTAGTTGCATACATTGTTCTCGTATAACCATTCTTATCTTTTTGTCCTTGTGCATCTCTCTTTAATTGTTCAATTCCACCTTGATAATCTTCTATATATTCAAAAAAAAGTGGTGTCACTTCTAAAACTAGTTTTTCTCCATTTTTTAATTCTATTTCCATGATTCTTCTCCTTTAAATTATATTAAATAAAATTTTTTAAAGGCTCTAATTTCATTTTAGAGCCTCATTTTTTTACGCTTCTGGTGTTACTAATGCTTCTATTTCTGCATCTGTCGTAACAGGTTTTGTAAAGAATTTTTCTTCCGTTAAACCTTCTGGGAAATTAGACATTTCGCTATTTACTCTTACAGATTTGTTTCCTTCATCGTCATAATCTAATGCTCTTATTGTTAATGTATCGTTCTGTTCGCTATATGTATCTTCCGATGTTGCAATATCATCTGTATTTTCTACTAATTGACACTTTGGATACCATACATATTCCACTGCACCTCCAAGTTTTTTTACAACTTTTCCGAAGGCAAAATATGGTCTTTGTGCCGTTTTTCCGCTTTTAACTAAATATTTCCCAATTTCGTCACCTCTCATTTTGGCAACATCTTCTGGGTCAAACGCTACTACTTCTACTGCTTGTTCTACACTTGCAGTTTGAGAAGCACTTACATAATTTCCACCGCTTGCTCTAACAACTGTACTTTCTGAATTTTCAGTAGTACCAATGTTTTTTACTACTTCACTTCTTATTGTCTCTTCATAAGTTGATATGTCGAACTCTCCTTTTTCGTTTGCAGTATTAAATGCATAATATAATGCACCAACTGTTTCTTTAACCATCGGTTTTTTAGTTTTCATCTTTATTCCTCTCTTTCTTTTTTACAAAAAAATACTAAGTTAAGCTGTTAATCCTAACTTAGTAATCATTGTTTTGTAATATTTTTCTTTGTTTCTCTCCCATAGAGGAGAAACATGTGGTTGAGCATTCATATTTTTTGTTCCGTTTTCAAGCATCGGACCATAATATTTTCCCCACCCTACTTCTATTTCTTTGTCTTTTTTTCTATAAGAAAAAGTTCTGATTAAATGTGTATAACCAGTTTTTCTTATCTGTGACATTGGCTTCGGTAGCTTTAATAAATCATTTACAAATTCTTTTGCTCCTATTTCTAAAACATCTACAATGTTTTCAACTTTATCTATACACTCTCCTAGCATTTTCGATAATTCTTGAAATCCATCATATCCATAAACTTCATTACTCATTTACTTCTTCTCCAATATTTTCTAATACTTCTAAAGAAAAGAAAGAATGAACTCTTCTTGTTTCTGCATTGTATTCATGTTGAATAATCGGAAATAAGCCTTTGTCATTTAATTTTTGTTTTAATTCTAAGAGCTTAGAATGTCTTGGTTTATCTGCTATTACAGATACTTGATATGTAACATTTGTGTTATAATTAGAACCACTCGCTGTTATATCTTCCCAAATGTAATCCCAAAAATGGATTCTTATTTCTTCTTCTATGTCATCATCTCGCGGACTACATTCGCTTATTGGAACATTTAACTCTTTTAATAATTCTACTAGTTCTTTTTTTGTCATATCTCTTCCTCCAATTTCACTCGTGGATATTCTTCTAGTGTTAAATCTGTTTGCTTGAATCCGTCTTTATTTGTAAAATGATAAGCATTGAAAACTTTATGATACTCATTGCCAATTTTTATAACACATAATGAATCAATTTGCTTCGTTTGTGGTATTCTTAATTTATAAGTTATTTTCTTTTCTCTTTCTTCTGCATCAAATCTTAGTTTATCTGAAATTGATAATTCTTCAAACCAAATATCTTTTTTAGTATCACGTAAGTATTCTACTGAATAAGTGTCTTCGGTTTGTTTTATTGCAAAAAGTCTAAATTTCCCATCATTGTAGGTCGGAAGGTTTGTAATATTCTGCTTGTAATAAAGCATATTCCGCTCCATATAACTGCTT